GCCGGCACCGGTCGCACTGACCGTCAGATTCGATACATCGATGCCACTCGCACCGCTTAAGCCACCCAGCAACGACGCATAGCTAATCGACGCGTTCTGGTTGCCTTGGCTAATCGGAACCAGGTCGATGGGCATAGGCTGCGTGCCGGCAGCCAGCGCGCTTATGACGAAAGGCGGCGGTGCAGTCAGACTCCCATTGACGATCGCCAGGTTGGCGCCGAGCGGAATGGTCTCCGGCGTGCCAATGCCGGCACTCACACGGCCGAGCACCGCTCCCGGCGGCAACGCCAAAGCCGGCTGCACCCCGGCCAGGAATTGCGCCCTTGTCGCGCTACGCGTAATGTCTGATTGCGAAACCGCAATTTCATCAGTATCACTGACCGAAAAGGCCGGCGGCAGTTCATCAATGGTGGGCATGGGCCCTCCGGGAATGTCAATCAGTGACGAGGATCGGCGCGTCCGTTTGGTCAGTAATCGGCGCGCCGGTCTGATCAGTCAGCGCATCCGGCGGCAGTTGCGCGTTGGCGAAAGTAACAACGGGCAGATTGATCGTCCGCCCGATGATTCGGCCGCTATTCGTGCCGATCGTGACCGTCACCTGATAGGTCGTGCCGCCAAACCCCGCACTGAACCAAAGAATGGCGATATCACCGTTGGCGCTGCTGGAAAGAAGGGTCAAATCCCCTTCATTGCTTGGGTTGATGGCGACATCGATGGTCGCGATCGAATCACCTTCGTTCCCGGCGATCGCGTCGGAAATGTCAACAACAAAATCCAAAATGTCAGAAGGGTCCTTCGGTGGCCAGCTTGGTGGTGCGGCCGGGATAGGCAGCGTTCCCCGCGGCGTCACGCCGAACCCATCGATCGACACCACGCGTGCCGTTGACGGCAGCCATGTATATATCGCTTGCGTTCCCATCATTGTCCTCGGTGACCGGCTTCAGCGCGTCGCCGCGATAAAGCGATACAGGGCAGCGCATCTGCGCCTGGCACGAAAACCTACCACTCGATCAAGACCAGGCCCGGGCCGCCTTGGCCGCCCAGGCCAGCGCCGACGCCGCCAGCCCCACCGGCACCCGGCAACGTCGATGCCAAGCCATTGGTGATCGTGCTGCCGCCCTCCGCCACAACGGACTCCGCCCCAGCCCCGCCATAGGATCCGCCGCCACGGCCACTCACCCATACGCCGCTCGCCAGTGGAAAGGCGGCGCCGCCAATCTGACCCGCGGCGACCAATCCGCTGCCGGACCCGGTGCCGCCCGTGCCACCAGCGCCACCCAAATTGGTCGCACCATTGGCGCCGGCAAATCCACCTGTGGCAGACACCAAAGTCCCGAACCTGGACGCTCCGCCCTGTGTCCCCGATCCGACGCCACCATTGCCCACCGTGACAAAATAGGTCTGGCCAGGCGTGACGTTGCAGAATCCTTCAAAATAGCCGCCACCGCCGCCTCCGCCCCCAGCGCCGGAAAATCCGCTTCCCCCCGCCCCACCACCGCCCCAAATTCGCAGCTTCACGGCGCTGGTGCCCGCTGGGATCGTCCAATTTCCCTGATTGGCCGGGGTAAAAATGGCCAGATTGCGCGTGCCAGGCGTTTGCTGGGGAAGCTTCGTGTAAATGAACGGGGCACCCGGCAAGGCGGCGATGTTGGCGGCGGTAATACTCGTCTGACCATATGCCACCGTGACGACATAGAGTCCCACCCAGCCTGCGTCCACCGGCGGCGTCTGCTGCGTCCCGGCGCCGCTCGGTGCGCCGGCTTTAACCTGTAGCTGAACCTGCTGTAGCCGTTGGGTATTCTGTGCAGCGCCGGTGTTATTGGGTCCGCTGTATGGCTGTGCGGGGTTCAGCGCATTGTAGTACGGGAGCACGACCGGCGTCGCATCGGTCTCGTTCAGCGTAGCCTCGATCAAGTAGTTGATCGCATCGCCCGAAATCGTCGGCGCGGAAAGCGCGAAATCGGTCGATGCCAGGCTCACGCCGATCCGTAGCAGAGGCTCGCCGGGCTCCGCCGGCAGCGAACCAAATGGAAGCGTGTCGACGACGCCAAATTGCGTGATGCTGCCAGCGCCAATGGACACGCTCATGGATGCGGGAATCGTCGGCGTGCACGCCAGCCCATCCGCGACGCTGCCTGTCCCCAGCACCGCTTGCGCCAAATAGCCAAGCGCCACCATGACGCTGCGCTCAATGTTGAGAATATCGGTGTCCAGCGGAATGCCGCCAGGGTAGACAATCTGCCTATCCACTTCGAAACCTTTCAGCTAGGGAATCAGGCCCCGTCGATCAACCGTCGCATTCGGCTAGTTGGCGATATTCATCCAGGCCGTGGTCGCGACGGGTAGCAGGGGCGGAATGCTGCTTTGAATAAAGCTATCGGTCACGCGCTGAGCCTGCATGGACAGGCTGCCATAGACAGGGATACCGCCCGTGCCGTAGCCGGCCAGCTGGGCGATTCCGCCACCGCTGGGGCGATAAGCCGTGACAAAGAATTGAAAGGGCAGGGCCAGGCTGCCCCAACCGCCGCCGGCACCATATCCAATTCCGCCGATCGTGTAGCCGCCCGTATCGGTCGTCCTGGCCGGTTCGAAGATCGCCGGCTGCCGACCCGTCAATTCGAACAAGGCAAGTGCCACCGCCGCCCGAGTACCGCGTGGTCTCAGCAATTCCTCGTGGATACGCTCACCAAACGCGCCATCGGGCTCATCAGGAAGCCGAACAAGGTCACTCCCAAAAAAATCCGCGGCGATCATGTCCAGAAAAACGCCCGAAGCCGTCAAAATCCGGGTTTGCGCCATCACCGTCTGCAGCAAGGTCCAGAACGCCGAGAACCCATTGCCTAAGCCCAGCAGGAGCTGGCCCAACACCGGCGCGTCATCGCCAAACCAGCCCGCCGGCAGCAGCGCCAGAAGGCGGCGCTGCATATCACCAGCATCGCCAATCATGTCAGGACACCACAACGCTGGTCGCGAGAATGACACCATTGATGGGTGCTACGATATCGTCGGCTGCCCCATTGATCAATGTACTCGTCACCGATACCACGCTACTGTCAAAAGCATGCGCGATCGCGTCTATCTTCGAAATCGCCAATATACCCGCAATCGGCAATCCCTTGATCCAATTCGTAACCGCCTGCTGCACGCCTGCCGCCACGGCCGCATGCGTCAGCGGGTTGGACGTCTCAAGCGTGACCGTGACCGAGGCGGATATCGTCGCGGGCCCCTGGACCGCGAAAATCGAGCCAATGGGGCGTACCGCATCCACGGCTGCCTGCACGTTTGCCAACAAGATGTCACTCGGCATCCCGCTTCCGTCATCGGCAACGACCACGAAGCTCCCCGCCACAGGATTGAACTGAGCATCGACATTTTCGATCACGGTCATGCGTAATCCCGGACCGACCGACGAAACCGCGTTCATGATGGCAGTCACCGTCGCCAGCGACCGGCTGTTGATATACAGCAGAAAGCGGTTTCTGAAATCCGCATCGGATTCCGCGCCCGCGCCGCCGGAGAACGCGGCGCCATTGGTCACGGTGTCAATCCCGTTTATCGGCGACGCAAGCACACCAATGGCGCCCTCCAACACATTTCCAGCCAGTCCCACCATATTGGCTTGCGCAGGCACCGCGATGCTCGTCAGAAGGGCCGGCATCGTATAGCCGCCCGCACCGTTCCAGGCGGGATTGCTCGCGTCCTCGATGACGGAAAAGCTCTGCGTCCCGTCGCTGGTCAGCACTTGGCACCCAACCGGAACAACCGCGGCGATGCCAGGCGTATAACGGGCGAATTGCACCAGCCCCGTCGCTTCAGCGCCAGGAAGCCTGGTGAAAGAAAAATCCGCCATCCAACTATCCAGATCCGGGCCTACGCTCGTGGCCGCCCGTGTCGTCGCCAGAACCTGCAAGACCAGCCACTGCAACCATAGCGCAACCGACGCGCAGGATTCCAGGATGGCGCGCAACACGCTCCCAATCGTCAAGTCGATGAATTGGGTCGCGGCTCCCTGAAGCCCCGCTGCCATCTGTTCCAGCAAGCCCGAAAACGTCAGCACCGGAAGTTGCATCTCAAACTCCCAAGGAGAAAGTCAGAGCCTGCGTCGTGGCCGAAGCCACATCGGCGTAGGCGATGTCCACGAACACGCTTCCATCTGGCAATGTCGCCGTGGTCACCTTTGGCTCCGGCTGATGGGAAACCCCAGCCTCCCGATACATCTGGCTGCGGATGCTGCCCTCGATGGAACGCGGGCTCGCAACACTGCCAACGAATTGACCCAAGCCGCCGCCGTAAGCCGGCTGCCACGTATAGTCCCGCAAATTCGTCAGCAGCCGGCGCAACACACGTTGCTGACACAGCATGGCGCCGTCGGTCATGCCAATGTCGCCCGCCGGCGTCGTCGTGAGGTCGCCGCCCCATACCAGGCTGGCATCAGGCATGCTGCGCTCCTTCAATCCATGGGCGATGGCGGCGCTGTATCGGGCGGATGAACGTGCTCGTTATAATGGCCACGCAACTGCGCCATCGTGCCGTGCTGGTCCGACACGTCGCCGTTCACCTGAAGATTTCCGGTATGCCGCCACGTCGCCGCGTTGCTCTCGATCGATCCGTCATTGTGAAGCTTCAAGAAACTGCCGGTCGCATGCTGCAACCATAACTCGCCCGCTGGTGCCGCCGGCGGCTGCGCCGCATTGGACCATAGACGTCCCACCACCACGCCCTGTTCGGCATCGCCGTCCTGCCAAACCACCACCACCTGGTCGCCTGGGCTGGGGGGGCACGCCAACCCCCAGCCATTGCCAACCCAGGGGCTCGCGATCGGCAGCCATCCTGACAGCACGCCCTCCGGCTGGATCGTCACGCGCGCCGTAAAGGTTTGCGGGTCCACGGATGTCACAACAGCGACCCTTGGGTGCGCCCAACCCTGGTCCAATTGCGCCGCATGGCCGCGCAGGACGTTCAGGAAGCTGTCCACGGCAAGCTCCTAGCCTCGATCGTCTGCACAAAGCCGCGTGAAAACGCGATGTGCCGATCCACCGCACAGATGCTGTAAATACCGTCGAAATCGGTACCCGTGCCGCCAAGGGACAAAGTCGTTCGCGGCATCGTCGTCAAATCTCCCGGCATATCGCACACGATCCGGCGCTCATGTCCGCTAATTTGGCCCGCAATTTGCGCCGCCAGGGATTGCGCGTCATCCGCCGATAAATTGGGCCGCACGATCGTTCTGCTGAGCCCAGCGACCGAATCACCGGTCGATGCCTGTTGAACGACCGCCTGCTGGGAAACGCTGTCCCAACTTCTCACGGTTACGTTTACCCCGGATGCGATATCCAAGGCGTGATGCAATTTCATGCTCATGCAGTCGCCGGGGCGTAAGATCAGCGCGACACTCCCCTGCACCGGCTGTTGAAAATACAGCGTCTGCCCGGCGACCCAAACATCGTAACTCTCGATCTGCGCCAGCCAGCACAGCAGATCCCACTCCGTCGTCACCCGCGCATGCTGCGTTAGCGCGGTTCGCGTGCGTCCGGTCTGATAATATCGACCGATCGGTCCGTCCGTGGGATCCACGGTCGCGTCCAGCCCCTGTCGCTGCGCCAGCAGCGTCGCAATTTCGCTCGATGTCTGGTTCTCGAAACTCTGATCGAGTTGCGCGCCCACGAAAAGCGAGGCGAAATCCCGCCCCGCCACGCGCACTTCGCCTCGCAGCGGGTCGATTGTCACGCTATCGGCGTTCCCGGTAATCAGGCTTGCCACCGTGCCATCGACACTGATCCGTATTTCCACCAGCAACGGCACGGCGGACCAGATCGCAGCACCGGCCGCAGAAAGGGCGGCCCGCACGCTGAACCTGTCGGCGGAAAAAAAGGCGCTGGATTCCACACCCGCTTCCAGGATGCCACCAACAACCTGGCCGTTGATCAGAACCACCGGAACCGGTTGACGCGCCGCGCTAGGCGCCAAGATTGCCCCCTGTCGGCGCGGCAGGCAAAATCAGCGTGACCACACCGGTCAGCCAAGGATCCTGTATGTCGTTAAGCGCAGCAATATTGCTCCAGGCGGAAGCGTCCCCCAAATAGCGGCAGGCGATATCGAACAGCGTTCCGCCACATACGGTCAGCGTCTGCATCACATCCCCGCATCGACGAAATTGGCGGTCGCTCGTCCGACATACCCAGAAGCGGCCGTCAGCGTCGCCAGCGATCCAGCCGCGGAAACCAGATCGGGAAGACTCAAAGACCCGATACCCGCTTCAATGCCGGCGATGGACTGCGAAATCGCGCCCTGTGCGCCCAGCAGCGCCGTCACCGCGCCGGCATAGGCCGGTGTATTGACCAACCCCACCCCTGCCGCGCCGACGGCCGCGATCGCCCCGTCAACGCCGGGCGCCGAGCCCGCTTGCGACAGGTCAGCTTGAATCTCCGACAAGACATCGTCCGCGGCTGCGGTCAGGGACGCGGCCTGTGCCCCGACCAGCGGCGTGCATGCAATCTGATACGGAATCCACCAGCTATTGCAAAATTCGAGCTTCAAATCGGACACGATCACCAACGCCGAAAACACATCCCATGAAAGCGGCACGGCGCTTCCATCGACGCGCATGCCATCAAGGGCACGCGCCCGATCGGTGGCGTCGCCTCCGGACAAAATCCCATGCCACGCGATCACATCGTCATCCGGTCCCATCGCGTCGATGACGCGGCCGCCCCCCGGCAATTTATGCACCGCAAGCGCCTGCGCGCCGCCAAAGGAAATCCGTGCGGAAACCTCGAACCCATCCAACAGCACGTCGCCCAACAGAACGCCCATGGTCAGCCTCCGATCATGGTGCCGGTGGGAAACACGTCGCGCCTCGGGTCAAAGCTCGCGCTTCCATTCGCGGGTCTTGCCGCCGCCTCCGCGAAATCGCGCGCCAGCCAGCGTCCAACCAGCGCCCCGTCCAGGAAGACATCTCCCTGTGTGGGGCCGCCACCGTTCGGCGAATCCCCGCCAGGGTTGGCGCTCTGCCCACCCTCCGCATTCGTATCCCGCCGCGGTAACGCTGACCGTTGGCTTTGCGAATCATCA